AGCTCGAGACGCCAGCCCGAGTGGTGGAATTGGTAGACACGCATGACTTAGGATCATGTTCTTCGGAGTGGAGGTTCGAGTCCTCTCTCGGGCACTTGCTATTTGCGCTGGAGCTGATAATCCAGAATGCCGTAGCAAGATAGAGGGTAAGCCTCTGTTATATCCTTGAGGTATATTACGCTTACTCCATCAACAACACCCCTCAAGCCTATCAACGATGCTCAAACAGAGGGGTCACTGGGCGATTAACTCAGCGGTAGAGTGGCCTCCTTACAAGTGGTAAGTCACTGGTTCGAATCCAGTATCGCCCATCAATTTATACTAATTAAATGAAAGAAAATGTTATCAATAAGATGCCGCATGTGTGGCAAAGAGTTAGAGGCTCACCCAGTCAAAACTAGATCATGCGGGTGTCCAAATATGACATCCATAACTGGAGATAAAATCTCTGCCATTGACCTGTCTGAAGTTGTATTGCTGAATTCTGAAAATATTGTAAAGAAACAACCATTGTTGTCAAATGCTGACCTAAAATACCAAGAAGACCGAAGAAAAAGAAAGGTCCGTAAACTAGACTTCGAGGTACGCTAATGACACACTCTCCCAATTCCGAACAATCTGCTCTCACAACTGAAGAATGGAACGAATTGGTAGCTCTAAAAGATTTGATCAATCAAAATCCAGCAGCGGTAGTTCCAGAAAAGATGGAACTATTCACTCAACTTTTGGTTCGATCTTGGGACGCAAAGTGTGATCCCCCTGACACTAGTAAATGGCGTAAAGATCATCCATTAAATGAGTGTTGACAAAACCTTGCAGGATGGTTTATAATCCTGTTAAATCTGGAAGGGTGGTCGAGTGGTTGATGGCTCTAGTCTTGAAAACTAGCGATGTGAGAGCATCCGTGGGTTCGAATCCCACCCCTTCCGTTGCCTTCGGGCAATCATGTATCGAAACCTCAAGTACTAGTTGAGATATGTGAAAAACAAAACCTTGTCGAGGTTTTTTTCATCTGCGGGTATCCATTCCGCAAGTAAATTAGAGGTATAAACATGATCAAATCCGCTATCGCAGCTGTTGCTGCTACTCCTTTCCTTGCTTCGGCTGCGTTTGCTGGCCCTTATGTTGAGAGCAAGACCACTACTGCCCTTTCTGATGGCACCTACAAGGGTGCTCAAACCGAACTTCGCATCGGTTACGAAGAAAAAGTTGCTCCTACCGTGGCAATTTTTGGCGAAATTGGTCCTGGTTATGAGTGGACCAAAGGCACCACTACTACCACTGGCGAAACTGTTGCCGTTGGTGAAGTTGGTGTGAAAATCAAAGCAACCGATAAGGTTGGCGTGAATGCCAAAGTGACTGGTGAGTATGGCAACACCAGCAAAATCTTTGACCTGGGTGGTGAACTGAAAGTTCGTTACTCGTTCTGATAACATATGGATCTACTAATGGGTATCTGGGAGAAACTTCTGTTTCTCCCTTACATCATCGGCATCATGATTGTCGGTGGTCTCGTAAAACAATACGGAGTGCTCAACGAAGTATTCGTAGCACTTCGCAAAATCTTCAAGTCAAATAGACTTGTAGTTGCTGCTACTGCTTTAGCTGGTGGTGTTCTACCCATTGAAGGGCGTGTCGTTATGTCGGCACCCCTTCTAGACTCCATCGCTTCAGACAAATCGCAATCTCGTTCCAAGTTTGGTATTGTAGATTATCTTTCTACTCACCACTATTACTGGTGGTCACCACTTGAGAAGACTGTGGTTCTTCCGATGGCAGCACTGGGTCTATCCTACACACAATTTCTAGGATATACTTTGGTTCCCCTCATCATTACACTTGCGTTTGCTGGATCTTTTATCTTTGCTTATGTAAAGGAAACTGATGTGGAGATTATCCAAGAGACCCGTACTTTTAGTTGGAACAGACTTCTGAAAGGTTGGGCACCTATCGTTGCTACGATGTGGTTCCTGGTTTGCTATGGCGATCCTGATATGCCTTACCTGTTCTCTGTTTGGTTTGGTGGTCTTGCTGCTTACTATTCATTCATCTGTAATGATTGGAAGTGGGGTCGTTATATCAACTGGAAGTTTGCTGGTCTTGCAGCACTGGTTCTTACCCTTGCTGCTGTGATGGGCGAGATCAAAGAACCAGTCATGGAATACCTGAAACTGACTGCTGAGCAGGGCACTGCTGCCCTCTATACGGTCTCTGTTGTGGGGTTCCTGGCATCGTTCGCCATGGGTTCCTCTGGTAAGTATGCTGGCATCGTCTCGCTGCTTGCTAAGGCATTTGGTCCTGGCTACTTGACATGGTTCCTCTGTGTGGAGTATGCTGGGTACATCATCTCACCGATGCACAAGTGCCTGCTGATCGGTCAGCAATACTTTGGCACTCCTATCAAAACTTATTACAAAGTTCTTGGATGGTTGATTGCTGCTTTGGTTGGATGGGGAGCACTAACGCTAGTGTTCTGATATATACTGGGAGGGAAACCTCCCTTTCAGCGGAATGTAGCTCAGTTTGGTAGAGCACTCGCTTTGGGAGCGAGATGTCGCAGGTTCGAATCCTGTCATTCCGACTTGACTATATAATTTTTAACGTGCCACATGTCATTTACCATCTATTCAAAACCAGGATGTCCCTATTGTGAAAAGTGCATTGCTGTACTGGAACATGAAGGTTTCACCCACGTTGTTTATGAATTAGAAAAAGATTTTACAAGAGAAGAATTTTATTCCGAATTTGGTGAAGGATCCACCTTTCCCCAAATTACTTTAGATGGTATACAACTAGGTGGATGCCGAGAAACAATCACTTACCTACAAGAAAATAATGTCTGCTGTAATGTCTGAAGAAGTAACCGAAATCACAGAACTGGAACTGGAAAAAAACTTTGATGAAATCATAGAGCGTGTTGAAGCTGGTGAAACATTCATCATTCGTAGGGAAGATGGATCGGCAGTTGCCATGGTCCCAGCTTCAGTCGTTGAGGAGGCAGGAGTAGATCTGTCAGCACTTTCTAAAAAGGCAGACCCCCTTGACAATGACGATGAACTGTGGGATAATTACTTTGATCACGACGAAGGAACTTGATGACCAAACCGACTGTTGTTCTTGAACGCTTCCCTTATCGCTATGTTACTTGTGGAGAACTAGAGATCAACGGCAAACCCGATTGCCGTATTCAAAAGTTCAATGAATGGACCAAGCGTTACAGCGATATGTATTATTGTGATAATGAACTTCAACTGCATACTGCTCTTGAAGATTTTGAGTATACTAAATGGTTAGATCCTGATCCTGAGGTTGGTGCCTATCGTCACTGGACCTAAGCATCAAGTCCTGGAATGACTTAAAACTTATCCTGGTGGAGTCAAATTTGACCCTATTATGCCCGTGATGGAGACACGTTAACAACCCTGGTCGGGAACCCCCTCGATGAGTTTCCAGTTTCTCTCAAAAACTGGTGGTGCGGATGGGATACTCTCCCCGCCTGGTTTCTTGTTTCCAGTCAAAGAACAAGTGGCGAGCCTGCTCAAAGGGGATTGACCATCCCCATCCCTGCGGACATAGTTCAGTGGTAGAACGCTATCCTTCCAAGTTAGATGTCGTCGGTTCGAATCCGATTGTCCGCTTATTCACAGCCATAAATAAACGAGAGAACTAGTATCCGTTTGGTAAGTATAAATGGCTGACCGCTTCCCATTGATTGTTAATGCTGTTTCACGAAAGATAGAAGAACTGATATCTGGTGATAATTTAAATCTTAGTGGCAACAACATTATTGCTAATAACTCTGGTGGTACTGCTGGGCAGTATTTGAAAACCACAGGCACAGAAGTTATTTGGGATAGTCCTGGTGATGTTTATTTAACTGTACCACAAACATTAACAAATAAAACGATTGAATCTTCAATCATTTCTGGAACGACCAATACATTCACATTCATTCCAAACTCTGCTTTAGTTAATTCATCTATTACTGTTAATGGTGTTGCGATTGCTTTGGGTGGAACTGTAACAACCCCAGATAACAATACAACCTATTCCATCTCAGCTCAAGATGGTGGTAATGCAGCAACTAAAGTTATTCGTTTAACTTCTGGTGGTAATGCGGGTGCTGGTGTAGATGATGACGTAAGTTTAGTAGCGGGAACTAACGTAACATTAAGTAGAACTGGCGATGCTATTACCATCAACTCCAGTTATGTTGATACAAATACTGTTACTCGTGTTGCAGCAAGTGGTGGCGTTTTAGTTTCTGGTGATGTAACTTTTGCAGTTAGTGGTAATGCTGCTGGTATTTCGCAGGTTGGAAATACCATTACCATTGCTGCAAACTATGTCAATACTGTTACAAGATTAAGAGGAACAGCAGCTGGAACTTATACCTCTGGAGATTTACAACTTCTTGCTGGAAGTAATGTAACGATTACTCAATCTTCTGGAACACCCACTGACATCACTATTGCCTCTCAAGATACTATTACTAGGTTGAGAGCATCTGGGGGAACATTTGGAACTGGTGATTTTACAATTGCCACAGCAACTGGATCAACAACAGCAGGAGCAAATGGTGTCAATACAACCACTGGTGCAGCATCTATATCTCAAGTTGGTAACACACTAACAATTGATGCACAATATGTAGATACTGTAACCAGCATAAAAGCAAATGGTGAAGCAGATGGAAATGCTAGAACTGGAATAATCAATATTGTTGGTGGCGGTGATACAACTGTAACCAGAGGATCTGGAGCTACCGCAAACACTTTTACTATTAGTTCAACAGATAATGACACCACGTACTCAGCTGGAACTGCGATTACATTAACTGGCACCACATTCTCACTCAAGAATAATGCCAACCTAACTGGTAATAGATTACTCAAATGGGATAGTGGTAACTCACAGGTAACAAATAGTATTATCTCTGACGATGGATCGGTAGTAACTATTGCTGGTGACCTTACTGTTACTGGTGCTACAACAACTCTTACTAGTCAAACTCTTGTTATTGCTGACGCACAGATTGAACTCAGAAAAGGATTGAACCTAACTGGTGTTGATGCTGGCGTTCAAGTTAATAGAACCACTAATGCTCTAGGTGTTGTTTCATCCTACAGCGTAATGCAGTGGTTTGAAACTGGTGGTTATTGGAGAGTTTATGATGGTTCAGTTGCTAACAGATTGGTAACAGAAGGAGAGACACAAACTCTCACAAACAAAACACTCACCAACCCAACACTTACCACACCAACTCTTGGTGCTGCTACAGCTACAACAATCAATGGTTTAGCAATCTCTCAAGTTGTTAGTGGAACTCTAACGATTGCTAACAACAAAACATTTACATGTAACAACACTCTAACCTTCAGTGGAACTGATGCTTCTACTGTTGGTTTTGGTACTGGTGGAACTGTTGTTTATACAACCAACAACCTATCAGTATTTCAATCAACAACTTCAGCACAACTTCGTGGTGTTCTCAGTGATGAAACTGGAACTGGTGTTGCAGTGTTTGGAACCTCACCAACATTCACAACCAGCGTTCTTACTGGCAGCACCACATTTGCTGTCTTCAACACTACCGCAACAACGATTAATGCTTTTGGTGCTGCTACTACTGTCAGTCTTGGTGCTACAACTGGTACAACGACAGTAAGAAACTCACTACAAGTTAATGGAACAACAAACTTAGGTGACGTTGTTGGTGATGTAATCAATCTAAATGGAACTGTAGACTTTGTTAATGCTGACTTTACCATTCGTGGTGGTGGTGCTAACCCAATTGCGATTGGTAGAGGTGGTAATGCGATTGCCACCAACACCAGAATGGGTTACAACTGCTTGAACTCAAACACCTCGGGTAGTCAGAACGTTGCTATTGGATATGAAGCTTCAAAGACTATTAACTCTGGTGCTGGAACTGTTGCTATTGGTTATCAGGCACTCACAAACGCAAGCACGGGTCAGAACAATATTGCTATTGGTAGATCTGCACTTACTGGTATTTTAACAGGTCAAAGAAACGTTGGCGTTGGATCCAATACTTTAGAAGGAAATACAACTGGAACTGATAACGTTGCTATTGGTTACTATGCTGGTGCTGGTGCTACTGGAAATGGTAACGTATTAATAGGACCAGCACCTGATGGTAATAACACCAACGTAACTCACACACCACCAACACCATCAGGAGACAACCAGTTAGTTATTGGTTCTGGAACTGCTACATGGGTCCGTGGTGATGCTAACTTCGATGTTACGCTACCACAAAACGCTAATGTTGGTGGTAACTTGACTGTTAGTGGAAATTTGATTGTTAATGGAACAACAACTTCAATCAATACAAACGTACTGAGTGTCGATGATAAACTGATTGATCTTGCTGACGTTTCTGCCAGAACATTCTCGGCAACTATTGTAAGTAATAGTGCTAACATCACTGCTATCTCACCTGTTACGGGATTGATCCCTGGTATGGCAGTTAGTATTTCAACTGCTGGTTTGAGTGTTCCTGTTGGCACCACGATTGCTTCGATTACAAATAACACTGCTACGTTATCAAACCCAGTTACTGGTTCTTCTGGAACAGCAACATTCAACGCTCAAGGTGCGACAGATACCACAGCTGATGGTGGAGGTTTCCGTGTTAAGGGAACCACTGATAAGTCTATCACTTATGTGAACGCTACAACAGCATTCACATCCACAGAACACTTCGACCTTGCTACTGGTAAAGCATACAGAATTGGTAACGTTCAGATTGCTAATGGTAATACAACTACACTCGGCCCTACTACTGGTTCTTGGAGTATTGGTGCTGGTGTTACTGCTTCCAGTTTGACTTCTGTTGGAACTTTAACTAGCTTAAATGTAAGTGGCGCAGGCACATTTACTTCTACAGGTACTGCTTCGTCTGGTTCTATAAATGTAACAGCAACAGACCCATTCATTAGATATACTGTGAGTGGCGGCACAGCGAACGAAAGTAAGTGGGATCTTCGTGCATATAATGGTAGTGGTGGCTACTTTGCTATTAGAACTATTAACGATGCTAATACAGTATTCACCGAAAGAATGAATATTAGAGCATCAACTGGTGATGTCACTATCAACAACGGCAACCTAGTCATCGGAACATCTGGCAAAGGTATTGACTTCTCTGCTAATGCCAACGCCGCTGGCATGACTTCTGAGTTGTTGAATGATTATGAAGAAGGAACTTGGACACCTTCTATTGGTGGAAATGCTACTTATTCAACTCAACAAGGAACTTATACAAAAATTGGAAGAATGGTACAAGTTACATTCTATCTGGCTATAAATGTAAAGGGAACTGGCAGCAATACTCAAATAACTGGTTTGCCATTTACAGGAGCTTCACAAACAGGAGGATGCCCTCTTTCTTATTGGTTCAATTCGGCTTCTTCGGTTACTTATATTGCGGCATACATATACAATGGTACTGTGATTGATCTTTATAGTGCTGGTTCTGCGGTAATTACCCTTCAATCCAATACTATTTTCACAAACAATACAACAGTTCAAGGTTGTATCACATACCAAGCAGCATAATAAATAACTCTGCCTAAACCTGTCTTGTTCGGAGAATAACCCTAATGGCATTATCAGAAGTTTCAGTAGTAGATAAGATCGAAGTTCTACTCAACGGATCTATTCAAGTAAGAAGAAGAGATCAAATCCTCAAAGATGGCACAGAAGTTGCTGCCACATATCATCGCCATGTAATCAACCCAGGCGATGATGTTTCAAACGAAGACCCAAGAGTTGCTGCTATCGCTGCTGCTACTTGGACCGAAGAAGTTGTTGCTGCTTACCAAGCATCACTAACACCAACAGAAGAATAATAAATAAGTCGGACCACATCACACGGACCAATGACTAATAAGAAAAACGAAAATGCTATGGGACAACTAATTCGTATATGTATTTTGGGTTGGTCTGCTGCTCTTCTAACCGCAAGCTATGCTGGCACTCTATCAAAGATGGATCCAACATTTATTGCGACAGTTTTTACTGCCTCTGCTGCGACATTTGGTATTAACACTATGAAGAAAGGCGGTGATGAGGAAGACGAGAAGAAAGAAGAGCCACGCAGAGAAGAAGTTGTAGAAGCACCACCAGAACCACCTGTAGAAGAAGTAGCAGCAACTCTCGAAGAAAGAGTTGAAGCACTTGAAGAAGGACAGGTACAACCAAGAACTGGAGTTGCCTGATGCAGAAAGTATTTAATGCTCTCGCAGTTGCCTCATTTCTATTGAGCGCAACTGCCGTAGGTGCTGGTGTATATGCCTACATGAATAGAGAAACTTTGATTGAACAGGCAAAGCGTGAGATTATTGAAGCAGTTGTGCCTAAAGGTGTGAAAGATCTACAAGAGAAACTACCTATCAAACTACCTATCAAATTGTTCTGATGTATATTGCTAAGAGAGAAGGGTTTGCTGGAACCTGGGATTACTTCCAAGATAACGTGAATGATAGTCCCAAATGGACAAAGGATAAAGAGAAAGCATATCAATTCCAAACAAAAGAACTTGCAGAAAAACATGCGAATGTGAGTGGATTATATACTCTTGTATTTGAAGAAGTATAATTACTTCGAGTGAAACTTTTTGTATTGTTCTTTCTTTTCTTTCTTCTGTTCTTTCTTGAGTAACTTATTGACTTTCTTTAGGGAAGCAGATTTTTCAAAAGCAAAATAAACCTGAGTTTCATATGGGGTGAGATCCTTACTAAGGAGTTTCTTGCCCCTTACGAATAGTTGTTCGATTACAGGTTTCATTCTTTTTACCATCCATTCCACCAAAGATTTGCCAACAAGAGCCGCAGCAACAGAAGCAGTAGCAGTGGTGCCAGCAAGAATAACCTGCTCTTTAGGTGGGATGGGAACTTCCCCGACGATTGGTACTTCAATGACGGGAACTCCTAGGTTAGTTTTGGGGACATCATCGGAAATAACCCGATTATCCTGGGGGGTTTGAACAGATGGAGGCAGTTGAGGGGTGGGGGTCTTACTATCGGGTAACCCTCTAGACTTTTCTTCTTTCTCTTCTTGCTGTTGCTTTTTCTCAGCTGCCACAGCAGCATCAAACTCTTCCTGTGTAGGAACATTGATGACTGGATACTTGATCGAAGTATCTGGTGCTGTGAATACAGGTAGTGCTATGCTACGACTAACTGGTTGTGGTGCTGAATAGATCACAGGAGGATCTATCGTTGGTATAATACTGGGACCTCCTATACCAACCTTGGGTATGCCATTAGAACCGATGGTTGGTATCTCACTCATCTTGCCGCTGCCTCTTTGACAGATGGATACCTCACAACAACGTCAGCACAGACCTTATGATAAGGACTATCGGGATGGAAACTAATTCCATTCTTGATTGCCTCACCACACTTCAACAATCTGACTAATTCAAAGTCAAGTCTTGCCTTGTCTGCTTCAGCTTGTTGTCTAGATATTTCAACCTTTGCTCTTGCTTTACAGATCTCTTGTAGTGATCCATCTAGAGGAAAGTTGAAACCTAAACTCACCCCAAAGTTACCACTTTGAGTTTGAAATGATTCTGGATCTTGACTGCTGTTGAAGTTCCCTAAAGCAAAGGGAGCAACACTCATCGTTGGTCCCTGACAACTGACACCAGCACCATAAGTATTCATCGCATATGGACCTTGTAATACTTGGACTGCTTGATTAGTAACGTTACCAGTAGCAGATGCTGAAGGTCCAGCGATGTTTGTATTTGATGGTGCTTGTTGTGCTCTACCTGATGCTGCCAATAAAAAAATAATTATTGGGTAAATACAGATATGGAGTTTGTGGTAGATTTTTGTTCTGTCGTTCTGTCTATCCATGTTTCTTTTGCCACTCCAGGGCCAAGGTATGTTTCGCTAAACTGGAATGGAGCACCTTGAGTTTGAATGGTATAAGTTTGTCCGTATGAAGGACTGCCAGGGATATTAATATTAGTTCCAGTCACAGTGTATGATATGCCAGTTGTATATTCAACTTGACGAATTGTTTCTACTATTTTTGTAGCTGTTTCTGTGGTTGCAGTAATCGTGCCTCTAGTAAAATTAGGCACAACACTTTCAGCATGTGCAGGAGTACAAATGACTCCCACTGCTAAAAGCAAAGCGGGAGTTATACGTCTCATTTAAATACGCTCAATTCGATCGATCTTTGACCAGTAGCGGTAGTACCAGCACCACCAGCAGTCACAGTAGGGACTGATGTGTTAGACAAAGTACCAGCAAGGCTTCCAGCAGAACCAGCAGCAGTAGAGGTAATATTTCCATAGGGAGCAATAGCGCCAGTTGATACAGAGTTAGGTGCGGTGTCTGCATCAATTAACGTTTCAGAAAACGTAAATGCTTGACCAGCAGTATTAATTGAATATGTACCAGCACCAGCAACACCACCAAATGTGGATGACTGGATATTAGTACCCGAAACTGAGTATTGACCACCAACTCGAATCGCTTGGGAGGCAGCTGCATCTACCTTGAGTTGGACAGAATCTGTAATTTTAGAAGTAATTTCAGCGGCACTTGTAGGAATAGCAAAGAATAACGAAAAGATAAAGACTAGTCTTTTCATTTTCTTATTTTGTGGGACCATATTTATTTAGTGTAACTAGTATGTTCATGCGGTGACAATATGGGCTTGACAAACCTTTAGATTTGCTATATACTCTTGTTGTAAATCGTTACAAAACGAAATGACTGTTACTACTAATGATCGTGGGCAGCAGAATATGTGGGCAAAGGAGCCTACCATGTACTACGAAAACTACGGGATGGATACTCCCAACCAAGTAAAGGAGAAGTACAATGGACGCTGGGCTATGGTCGGTATTGTTGCTGGGGCTCTTTCTTATGCTCTCACTGGCAAACTCTTCTTCGGTGTCTTCTGATGACTGAACTTATCTGGACGGTTATTAGTGTTGCTTTTTTTGTAACGCTATGCTATGCTGTAGAACAACTTGCTGAAACTTACTAGGAGAACTAAAATGAAATTTGGATGGACCCCCGAGGCAGAGATCCTCAACGCTCGTCTAGCTATGCTCGGTTTTGTGATTGCCGTTGGCACTTACCTGACTACTGGGCAAATTATTCCAGGTGTCTGGTGATAAATACTAATTGAATATCGTCGTCGCTGGGGCACCCTCTGCCAACTAACAGGGGATGCCCCCATTTTTTTAGGTACAAATACCCGTCTTTAGGGGCTTGACAGGACATGGGGGTACGGGTTATACTAAATAGGTAAACAAATGTTACGGATCTCTCACAATTCGTCACAGATGTTTAACTTCATAAACCTTACCTGTCTTAATAACTATGACCGCAACTCTCGCTCGTCAGCAGCAAGAAACACAGTGGGAACAGTTTTGTAAGTGGGTCACCTCTACCGATAACCGCCTCTATGTGGGTTGGTTTGGCGTTCTGATGATCCCTACACTTCTCGCCGCTACTACTTGCTTCATCATCGCTTTCATCGGCGCACCCCCTGTCGATATCGACGGCATCCGTGAACCTGTCGCTGGTTCTCTGATGTGGGGCAATAACATCATCTCTGGTGCTGTTGTTCCTAGTTCCAATGCTATTGGACTTCACTTCTATCCCATCTGGGAAGCTGCCTCTCTTGATGAGTGGCTATATAATGGCGGACCATTTCAACTGGTCGTCTTCCACTTTCTGATTGGCATTTATGCTTACATGGGTCGTGAATGGGAACTCTCTTACCGATTGGGTATGCGTCCTTGGATTTGTGTTGCCTACAGCGCACCCGTTGCTGCTGCTTCTGCAGTGTTCCTCGTCTATCCCTTTGGACAAGGTTCCTTCTCTGATGCCATGCCGCTCGGCATTAGTGGAACATTTAACTACATGCTTGTTTTTCAGGCGGAGCATAATATTCTCATGCACCCCTTCCATATGCTTGGGGTGGCTGGTGTATTTGGCGGTTCTCTTTTCTCTGCTATGCATGGATCTCTGGTCACTTCTTCACTCGTTCGTGAGACGACAGAAGTAGAAAGTCAGAACTATGGTTACAAGTTCGGTCAAGAAGAAGAGACCTACAATATTGTTGCTGCTCATGGTTACTTTGGTCGTTTGATCTTCCAATACGCATCGTTCAACAACTCTCGTTCACTACACTTCTTCCTTGCTGCTTGGCCTGTAGTTGGTATCTGGTTCACTGCTCTTGGTGTTAGCACCATGGCATTCAACCTCAACGGTTTCAACTTCAACCAGAGCATCGTTGATAGTCAGAACCGTGTCATCCCTACTTGGGCAGACATTTTGAACCGTGGTGGTCTGGGTATGGAAGTTATGCACGAGCGTAACGCTCACAACTTCCCTCTTGATCTTGCTGCTGCTGATAGCACTCCTGTTGCTCTTACAGCACCTGCTATTGGTTGATACTCGGAATCCTGATAATTGACATTTATCAGGAAAACAACTATAATGAGGGTCTGAAAGGACCCTCTTTTTTATGGAAATTAAAGCTTATACAACCCCAGGATGTTTCTATTGTGAGCAATTAAAAGAACTCTTTAAAAGATCTGGTGTTGAATATCAGATGGTATTAATTGAGACGGAACAAGAACGAGAACAATTTAGAAAAGATTTCCCTAGAGCTGGTGGTTATCCATACGTATTAGTTGATGGAAACCATGTTGGTGGGTTAGTCGAGACAGCAAAATTGTTTTTAGAAAAAGGTTTAGTGGTATCTTCTAAAAAATGAAAGATCTTAAAATAAATAGAGGTGTCGAACTCATGCTTAGGGGGGAGAGACCGAAGGTAAAAGAAGAACCAGACAAAGGTTTTTTTGTTAGTAAAGTTTTTTCGCTCCTAAGAAGAAAAGTCTACTTCAACTTGGAACTTTGGTGGGAGAAAGAATAATAGTAGTTCGGAGTTGAACAATGGAATCAACAATAGTTTACTTCTCAGCAACAGTTTCGTTTATATTTCTGTGTGTTGGGGTTATTGCTGGATGGACAGCAAATGAAAAGTTACATGAGTTTATGTACGGTAGAGAAGTAGAAGAAAGATTTCACCCAGAAATGTATGATGAAGATGGACAATGGATCAATGAAGAGCTACTAGCAGTTCGCTTCGTCGATGAAGACGAGGATGATTACGAAGACTAAATACACATACGAATTAAATTAGGTTATGCAATTATTACTCAATGAAGTGCTACAAAAGGTAAGCAACGCAAAAACAAAACCTGAAAAAATAAAACTTCTTCAGGAATATAATACTCCAGCACTCAGACAAATTCTGATTGCTAATTTTGATGAGAGTATTGTATCAATGCTTCCAGAAGGTGATCCCCCATACACCCCTAATGAGGCACCAGAAGAGACGGAACACACCCGTCTAGTCCATGAGTACCGTAAACTCTATCTCTTCTTCAAGGGCGGCGCAACGATCTCTCAGAGCCGTCGTGAAACTCTCTTTGTTCAATTGCTGGAGGGTTTGCAGAAGGGGGAGGCTGAAGTATTATGTCTCATGAAAGATAAGAAACTTGGCAAGCGTTGGAAGATTACAAAGCAATGTGTCGAAGAAGCTTTCCCACAAATTAAATGGGGTAATAGGAGTTGACAGTTCAAATCATTCATCAAAATTGTGATCCCTCTTTGGCAGAGGATAAAACTCTGCCATATACAGCATATATTGTAAAGTACTTTGATGATGAACAATACAATTATGACATTGTAATTACTGATAAGAAATCCGATATCTTTGATTACTACTGGGATAAGTATAGAGAAGGTCTTATTGCTTTTAAACAAACCGAAGGTCGTGTTAATCCAAGATTATGGTGTCCAACTAACAAAAAGAAAAAATGAACTCAGATCCACATGGCAACTGGTGTGTTCACTATTGTAAAAAAAGTGACACTACCACATGGAATGTAATGAAGATTAGACGTAGTGATGGTGTGATTGTATCTGCAAAGACATATAGTGATGTCTTTAAATTTGTGAAATACCAAGAAGCGTTTGATTTTGTGAGGCAATTAATTACTGAAGAACCAGAACCAAAGTATGATGCAACAGTAAAACGAGTTTGCCTTGCTAGGGAAGATGCTTTTTACCTTTCGGAAAATTAAAATTTTGTAAAATGTATTTTATTTTACAAAAAATATAGTATAATTACATATACGTTCATCCTTCGGGACGGAAGTAAGACAACTCGGAACGGGTCGTTCATCTATGGAAGCAGTCATTCTTACATGCTTGCAAGCACAATTAATCGTGGGAAGAGTTCATCAACAGAACATTCCTAAGCAAGCTAAGAATGATTTGATTTGGGAGATCAAACAGATCTCTCCAAAAACTTGTACCATAGACGCAAAAGTTGACTGAAGGAACGCTCTTTAACCTAAACCACTAAGGAGAAACCTAATGTCACAAGCAACATATCGTGGTGTACAATATGACACCGAAACAAAAAGAGAGGAATTGGTAGCAAACTGGCTTCCAATTATCCAAAAACAAATTGAAAAGCAGAATAAACTAAAGCAAGCACAGCTTGCCATGGCAATGAAAATGTGATATAATATACTTCCGTGTGAAGGAAGTGGGGGGGAGGTTCACCTCCCCTTTTTTTTATGTTATAATTAGTAGTGTATGTCATGCTACCATGGACAAGGAAAGATTAAAACTTATAGTTAAAAACTTGAAACTCCTGGTGCAATCGTTAGAATCAGAAATATATTCTGATGTGGATGCTTATAAGGCAGGTCCTACATCAAGCAAATCCTACTCTAGCGGAGACGATGATGATGGCTACCCCGATTAATTCGGATTGGAGGTATAAAGATGAAAACTTCCAGAAAAGATCCTTTGTTCTTAGTGGTTTTGTTAGAATGAAAATGCCCCTGATAAGAGAGGTATACGAATTCTGCGATTACATTATCAGTCAAGGATATCAATTTGATCTTGGATCATTAAACGTTGTTGACCAACAAATCAAAGAAGAATACACCAAGTATATGGAGGCTAGTAAATGAGATTTAAAGATACAATCAAGGTTGCGAAGAAAGCGATTAAGCTTGCAGAAAAGAACCCAATGATGTATACTAATGAGGAGATCCTGTATATGAAGAAGGCACTTCGCCTGGCAAAGCAAGGTCTTGAAGAAAAACGTGAACGATTGAGTAGAGGATTTAAACCGAATGCAACAACATGGTCAAGTCAAACTAGTGTCAGTGACACCCCAAGCGGAACAGACGATGGGGTATGTAGCGAGAGTGAGCAATCCTCAGAACCAGGAGAACCCTAACGTCGCTGGTCTGCTCAAGTACTGCATCAATCATCAGCATTGGTCTGTATTTGAGCAGGCACATATGACGCTGGAGATTGAAACCAACCGTGGTATCGCAGCTCAAATCTTGAGGCACCGTTCTTTCACCTATCAAGAATTCTCACAGCGTTATGCTGATGTGAATTGGTTGGAGGGTGGTATTCCTATACCTGATCTCCGCAGTCAAGATAACAAGAACCGTCAAAATTCGATCGATGATATCCCTGAAACCACAAAAAAAGATCTCCAAGCGCACATTAATCGTCACTTCGTTGAAGCGATGGATCTATACAACGAGTTGCTTAGGCAAGGAGTTGCGAAGGAGTGTGCGAGATTTGTTCTCCCACTAGCAACGCCCACAAAAATCTACATGACAGGATCTGTGCGTTCGTGGATACATTACATAAATCTACGCAGTGCTCATGGCACTCAGAAAGAACACATGGATATTGCTAACGCTTGTAAGCAAGTCTTTGTTGAACAATTCCCTATTTGTGCTGAAGCGTTGGGGTGGAACTAATGGCTACTTATCCTGTAGTAAATAAACAAACTGGTGAGCAGAAAGAAGTGGTCCTCAGTATTCATGATTGGGACCAGTGGAAACAAGACAACCCAGATTGGGAGAGAGACTGGAGTGATCCATCTACTCTCCCAGGATCTGGGGAGGTTGGTGACTGGAGAGATAAGATGAAGAAAACTCATCCTGGTTTCCATGATATCATCCGCAACAAAATTGGAGCGAAAGCTCCTCGTAACCGTACCATTCACGACAAGTATAACTGATATGCCAGTAAGAAAGAAAACCATTCATAAAGCACCTGGACAAGGTATGAGTTCCAAGCAGAAGAAACGTCGCAAACCAATTGATGAAGCATACATGCTTCCGATTGAACCTCTCACTCATAATCAACAACTCTTCTTTGATGAGTGGGACAAGGGGCAGATGCTCTATGCTTATGGAGTAGCTGGAACAGGTAAGACTTTTATTGCTCTATACAAAGCACTCAAAGATGTGTTGAATGAATACACACCTTATGAAAAGATCTATATTGTTCGTTCTCTTGTAGCTACACGAGAGATTGGTTTTCTTCCTGGCGACCATGAAGATAAATCTTCTCTCTATCAGATCCCATACAAGAACATGGTACAATCTATGTTCGAGATGCCAGATGATAACTCATACGATATGCTGTATGATAATCTGAAGCAGCAAGAAACTATTTCGTTCTGGTCTACAAGTTTCATTCGTGGCACCACTCTTGATAACTCAATCGTTATCATCGATGAATGTCAGAACTTGAATTTTCACGAACTTGATAGTATAATTACTCGTGTGGGGCAAGATACAAAGATTGTTTTTTGTGGTGATGCTTCACAAACAGACCTCGTTAAGATCAGCGAGCGTTCTGGTATCCTAGACTTCCAGCGTATTCTGAATAAGATGCCTGAGTTTTCTCTTGTTGAATTTGGTATTGAAGATATCGTTCGTTCTGGTCTTGTCAAGTCTTATATTATTAACAAAATCAATCTTGGTCTATGAAGTTATTTAATCATGTTGGTGGTCTAACGCCAATCGAACTGGAAGCTGAAACGGTAGATGGCAAACGTCTTTACCCAACACCAGATGGAAACTTTGCGTCAGTCACCACCGTGATTAGTAGCAATAAAGAAAAGATGGCGGGTATTGCTCGCTGGAGACAACGTATAGGAGAGGAGAAAGCAAATGCAATCTCCTCTCGCTCTACCAATCGTGGAACAAAGTATCATTCTATTGTTGAAGACTACCTCAATAATAAACTTGATCTCAAAAAGTATCAAAAGTTCCCACTTCCTGTGCTGATGTTCCAGCATAGTCGTGAAGTTCTTGATAGGATAAATAATATATACCTTCAGGAAGCAGCACTCTACTCTAAGCATCTAGAGTTAGCAGGGCGTGTTGATTGTATCGCAGAGTTTGATGGTGAATTATCTATTATTGATTTCAAAACAGCAGCAGAACCAAAGCGAGAACAATACCTTTACGACTACTTTGTTCAGGAAACAGCATATGCCTGTATGCTTCAAGAACTATATGGATTGCGAGTAAAACAACTCGTGACAATCGTTGCTTGTGAAAACGGTGAAACTCAAGTCAAGGTGCTTCCACCAAAGAAAGAATTTTTCATCAAACTGATGGGTTACATCGAAGAATACCAAGAACGATATGGACAAAAAACAATTATTAGAGGATAGATTTATGACCGCTGCGAAATTCTCGCAGGAAGTGGAAAAGATTGCGCTAAACAATCCAGATATGAATTATATTGATTCGGTTATCCACTATTGCGAGACAAATGAAATTGAAATAGATAGTGTTGGTAAGTTGATTAGCAAACCTCTAAAGGAAAAGATCCGTCATGAGGCACAGCAACTTAACTTCATCAAGAAAACAAGTCGTGCCAAGTTGATGTTAGTATGAGCTTCTTTCAATCAGAATTAGTCCGTGGGGACATTCAAGAGATGGTGGATCTTCAGCAGTTTTGCTTTAGATCTGCCATGAACTTTGTTTTATTGGATCATGATAGAAAACTTGAATACTTTGACAAACTAGAAGAGTTGGTCGAGAAACAAAAAGTATTCTACTTCAGAATTAAAATGAGCGATGATCCCGAAGCAGTTTCTGTTAGAGAAACCATGCAGCAGAGTGTTATAATGTTGGGTGCCACACCAGGCACACCAATTGAAAGTATGTTTGATGAGCTCATCGAAAAAATCCATGTCATGAGAACCAAACTGCAAAGTGGCACAGGGGGTTGACGCCCGACCCTGTGCCCTGTTATGATGTACGAGTGATAAGGGTATCACAGACCAAATCCAAACCTAATCCTAAAAAATCCTATGTCTTTTGCTGATCTTAAGCGTAAATCCCAGAACAACTTTGAGTTCCTCCAGAAGGAACTTGAAAAGTCTGCCAGCGGTAAGCAGGTTGACGAACGTTTCTGGAAGCCCGAGGTTGATGCTGCTGGTAACGGTTATGCCGTGATCCGCTTTCTGCCTGCTCCTGAAGGGGAGACTGTGCCCTGGGCGAAACTATACTCCCACGCCTTCCAAGGTCCTGGTGGTTGGTACATCGAGAACTCGTTGACTACCCTTAACGAGAAGGACCCTGTTGGTGAGATCAACCGTCGCCTGTGGAACAGCGGTGGTGATGATGATAAAGAGACTGCCCGTAAGCAGAAGCGTAAGCTCTCTTACTACAGCAACGTCTATGTGGTGAAGGATCCTAAGCACCCCGAGAATGAGGGTCGTGTGTTCCTGTATAAGTATGGCAAGAAGATCCATGATAAGATCCTTGCTGCTATGCAACCTGAGTTTCAAGATGAAACCCCTGTGAATGTGTTTGATCTTTGGGAAGGTGCTAACTTCAAACTGAAGATCAAGAAGGTTGCTGGTTACTGGAACTACGATAGTTCTGAGTTCGATAGTGTCTCTGCTCTTTCTTCAGATGATACTGCGCTGGAGAAAGTCTGGAAGAGTGAATACTCCCTTGAGGCATTCACCGCTAAGGATAACTTCAAGACCTACGAAGAACTGGAAGCACGACTGAACCTTGTGCTTGGTGTTACTTCCCGTCCTGCTCGTCCTTCCTATAGTGAAGATGAGGAAGACTTTGAACCTGTGGCAGAAGAACCCGTGTCTTCATTCCGTTCTCGTGTGACTGCTGCCCCCACTCCAGTCAAGGATGAGGCAGTTGTTGATGATGACGATGCACTCAGCTACTTCGCCCGTCTGGCTGAAGAAGACTGAAATCAAAATTGAAAACTGATTTCATTGGCGGGGAAAAAATTTCCCGCCAATTTTTTTGTCAAAAAAGTTTAGTTGGTTTTCTTTAGTTGCTGTGTAACATAGTTACCAGACTTCTTGTAGAGATTTTGCTTTCTGAAATCATCCACAAATGCTTGTAAATATACTGGTTTTAGCAAATAGATTTCTCTCTTTTTTTCATTCTCTGCTGTGTAATGTTCAATGATTGTAACTGGTCTACACAATTCGTTTCCAGATTTAGTTACAATTTGACCATTCACGTTTAGTTTATGTGTTTTGTTGTAGAATGCTTGATCTACATGTAATCCAGTAGGGTATGGACCATATTCATAAGTCTCGTAGTGATGAATGGTGCCATATGGATCGCTGAATTCCTTTTCTACTACCTTAGACAATTCATAGTTAGTCATCGGCCAATCGTACTGAGCATTGACCATGTTGTTTGTCAGAAGAATGACCCAATCATAGAATGGATCACCGTAAAGTCTATCTGCCAAAGTATCGGGTCTATCACCATCTACAATTGTATATTTTGTAAAGAATACAACGTATGAAAAGATTTCATCATTGACTTTGTATCTACGGAAGAAGTTCTTGGCAGTGATAAAATCTGCTTCCGAAAAAGGATAACTGATTGGTTTCTCGTCGTATGAGATATTGGGAACGATTGAAAAAAACATTTTAGTAACCTGCCTCTATATCTTCTCTGAAGATGAGTTTTGTTTCTTGGAAGTTTAATGACAGTTGATAAGCAACCATACGTCCATCTCTTGTTGTAGCATATGTCCCATCAGGAGTATAACTAACATCAACCTGAGTAAGAGCACATATTTTATACTGTGGGACATTAATGTTTAGTGTTCCGCCACGCATAAATGATACTCTACAAAGATCTGGAACTCTAATAAAGTTTGCTGCCAAGGAATTATTTTCTCCTCCAAACAACGCTCCAATATCTAAAGTAAATAGATTTCCCAATGCGGCTCCACCTGGATCTCTATAATCAGAGTTTCCATATGGAAGCATTCCTTTTTTGAATGTTTTGATGATCTCTTCTATATTATTCGCTTCACTTGAACTTCTTGGTACTAATTTGTAATTAAGTGAAAAGTTACGCATATCCAATCCAGAAAATAATAACTCGGAATTTGGGTTTAAAATAACCCCTCTTGTACCAGCAAAAAATTCATCAAGTGAAACACTTTCTCCAGTAATTTTACCAATCGCAGCGTTAACCAGTTGAGCTCCTGCTATAGGTACAATTTTTGTTAAAGCTTCATCAAGTGTTGTTAAACCTTGAGTTAATTTATCTGCTGGAGTTTCTCCCCCAGCAGCTTTCATTATCCCTGCGCCAATATTACTGAAGTTTTTGCCAGTCCAGTTAGTTTTAAATCCAGTACTTATATCTTCTGGCATATAAAGCATAATGTTTGGCAACTTTGATGGAGAATATTCTTGTGCTGAAGAGTTATAGCTCGCTGTTGGGTTGACATTTCTGCTTACATCATTACTATCTGCTTTAAATGGAGGACTATATTCAAAAAATTGAAATAGAACGTAATCTGTATCAGCACCAATTTCTGGATCACTGGGATATCTTAATAATCCTTTTTTGTTTAGAGTTGGATTTTTTGGACCAGATATTGTAATCTTTTCTTGTTCCTTTGTCGCATTTTCTTGAGCTACTTTGTTAGCAGCCGCAGTTGAGGCAGAAGCAACTGGTTTTCCATCTACATCTTTAACCTGCCCAGTGGCAGTCATAGTCATACCAGGAGTGATTAACAATTCTCCCGATGTATATGGATCGTATGGCATTACTGTGTCATCTCCCTACTTTGTTTTGTGCCGTATCCTTTTATTGTTCTGTGACCAGTAATTTTGTCATAATATTTGTCAAGTGTTTCTTTCCAAACTTCTTCTTTATTGATAGGAAATTTGACACCATTCACATCTTTGACAAAATCTTCTGTGGGCAGAAGAATAGCAGTGTCCCATTCAGCAGAAGCAAGATCAATATATAATCCCTGGACATGATTGTGTATGTATTTATGGAAACATGCCTTCGGTATATCAATTTTTCCTTCCATCAATTTCTTGACGCCAATAATTCTTTTTTTGATCGGTAAGTAATGTAGATTTGCTCCCCAAAATTCATCTTTATTTGATTTAAAAACATAAACGAGAGGAAATCTATCATAGTAAGGTAACCATTTCATCTTTGCCTTGT